TGTAATGGACGAGTCTTGCATGTCACTGTACTGGGACTTTATAAAAGCAGGAGTATGCCCAGAGCAAGCACGTATGGTCTTACCTCAGTCTACAATGACAGAATGGTATTGGTCAGGTTCACTAGATGCCTTCGCTGACATGTGTAATTTAAGGTGCAAGCCTGATACACAGTATGAGACCCGTACCGTGGGAAATGAAGTATCAAATATTATGTTGCGTTACTTTCCTGTAAGCTGGGAGGCTTTAAAAAGATGACCAATCGCATACCAATGAAAGGTGGTGATGAGTATGATGGCCTTACCAAAGCACGTAAGTTTCATCTGTGGAAAGCTGGGCAGTTAAAGAAGATTAAACGTGCTTACAATAAAAGGTTTCGTAAATACAGCAAGGAGATAAAAGATGAGTGAATATATTAATAAACCAATCAAGATCACAGAGATAGAAGATCATGAAGATGGTAGTGCTACGTTGCAGTTAGAGCTTGATCCTGAAACATATGCTGCTATATTCAACGTGGGTTTCGTTTACTTAATACGGAAAGGTATAGAAAGTGATGACTACTGATAAGAGACCTGTTAAGATAGAAGAAATCCTGTCTATGTGTAAAACCATAGCTTCCAGATACAAGCGACAAGACCAGTATGAAGACCTTGTATCTGAAGGGGTACTAGTTGCCTTGGAGCTACAGGAAAAGGAGCCTAATATTGCTTTCAGCAGTATTTATATGTCCGTCAACAAGAGAATGCACGACTACCTAAACATTGATCTATTACCAGTGCATGTACCAGCTTCTGATGTAGCTAGGAGGTTGTCTAGGAATCCAGATACCCCTACGGAGGAAATGGGGGATAATACTTGGAAGGAAGAGAGCATTGGCTACCTTAAGACAATATTCAAAGGTGGTTATGTTTCCTTGAGTGATTTAGATCAGCCTTTTGACGAATACACAGAGACCTATGAGGATAAGGACTTCAGAGAAAAGTTGTCCAAGGCGATACAGAATAATTTGAGCAAGGAAGAAAAAGAGCATATAGATATGAGATTCCAAGAAGGGTTATCTTTGCAAGAGTTAGGGGATAAGTCAGGAGTTTCTAAGATGGCAGTTGGTAAAAGGGAGAAAAAGCTAATGTCAAAACTGAGGGGTATTGTTGCAGATTTGCAATAGTCTATAATAATATAGGCACTTAAGTTTACGTTCTTGGTTTTAGGTGCCTATATATAAATATCCCCTTCTTAAGTAACCCTTCCTATTACAGATATTAGTGATAGTGTTTAAATGGAGAATGTACATGGAGTATGAAGAAAAGAGAGGATTACCTTGTCCCTACCCTGAGTGTGGATCAAGTGATGCCTTTAGTTATAATACAGGTGGTTTTGGTCGTTGCCATTCTTGCGGTACAAAGTATCCAGCACGTAAAGAAATGTTTGATTGGGCTAAGTCTGAGTACCCTCCTATTGGTAGTGCCCCGACAGTGGAAAATAGCCCACCCCCAATAGCTAAGGGTTCTGGTGACTATGTCGCAATGCGTGGTATCTCGCCTCGCGTAATGGAACAGTTTAACGTCAAGACTTACGCTGACCGTCAGGAGTACATATACCCTAGTGGAGGAATTAAGGTTAGAGGTCTGCCTGATAAGTCTTTCTATGCAAAGGGTGGATTTAAGGGTGATGAGTTATTCGGCATGAACTTCTTCACTGCTGGTTGTTCTAAGTCCGTGACCGTAACAGAGGGTGAACTAGATGCCCTTTCTGTCGCTCAGATGATGACTTCTGACTATATCAACCCTATTGTATCTTTACCATCTGCTACCCCTTCTAGCAAGCTGTGGGAGAAGTGTTCCGATTGGTTAAACAGTTTTAGTCGTATTGTCCTGTCTGTCGATAACGATGATGCTGGTAACGCTGTAGCTGATCGTATGTCTAAAATGTTCCCTAACAAGGTTTACCGTGTACCTCACGACAAGTTCAAAGACGCTAATGACTTTCTTGTTAATGGTGCTAAGGAAGAATTTTGTAGTGCATGGTTTAATGCTAAGAAGTATACACCTGACAACATTCTTAATAGCACTGAACAGTTCTTAGACTTATATCTTAACACGCCAGAGCATGAGTATGTACCAACAGGTATACAGGCATTAGATGATAAGATTCTAGGACTTATGCAAGGTCACTTCACAGTGATTAAGGCTCCCACTGGGATTGGCAAGACTGAAGTCATGCGTTTCTTAGAGTATAATATGTTGCAGCGGGGCGTACCTTTTGCCTCTTGGCACTTAGAGGAAACTAAGTTGAGGAGTCTTTTGGGGTTTGTATCTTATAAAGTTAACGACAATCTTACTCGTCGTGATCTGATAGAAGAAAAGGGTGCTGAAGAACAGGTTAAGAAAGCTATAGCAGAGTTGACTAAGGATGAGTTGTTCTATCAGTTCTACCTATCTGATGGGCAAGGTGGTGATGAGTTGTGTGAACAGATACGTTATTTCAGTCAGGCATGTGGGTGCAAGTTTGTGTTCTTTGAGCCTATACAGGATGTCGTGTCTGGTCAATCTGAAGAGACCAAAGAGCAGTTGTTAGCTGACCTATCTGTAAGGTTGTCCAAGTTATCAGCGGAGTTAAATGTTGGTATTGTTACTATCGCCCACACTAACGATAACGGTGATCCTAAGTACTGTAAAATGATTGGTCAGAGGGCTTCTGTCATCATTGACTTACACAGGGACAAGGAGTCTCAAGACTTTGAGGAAAGGAACACTACTTACCTCACAGTACAAAAAAACCGCCCTTGCAGTGAAGAAGGACGGGCAGGTAAGATGAAGTTTGATGCAGATAAGTTTACACTAATGGAGGTGTATTAATAATGCCTAAAGCAAGAGAGTGGTCAGAAGAAGAGAAGCAATGGCTTAAAGATAATCTTCGTTATGATAGTGAGACGGGAAATCTTTTCTGGACTACCCCCAGTTTACGTGGACATAGAACGACGGGTCCGAAAGGTTCTCCTGATAGTACTGGTTATAGGAGTCTTCAAATCTGGTTTAAGGGAAAAAGATTTTACTATCGTAATCACAGAATTGTTTGGTTCCTTAATTACGGTAGTGTTCCAGATGTCTTAGATCATATAGATGGGGACAAACTTAACAACAGGGTAGAAAACTTAAGACCTGCAACAACCTCCCTTAACTTAAGAAACAGATTAGGTTATGGTCGTTGTAAGTTTAAAGGTGTGTATATAGACCACGGTAAGTACCGTTCCCGATCACATCAAGACGGTAAACAAATACATTTAGGTATGTTTGAGACAGAAGAAGATGCTGCGAGAGCATATGACAAGTTTGTTGAAGAAGAATTAACACCACTAGAACGACAGTTCACAAAGACAAACGAAGAAATGGGGCTATACGATAATGACACCTGATGCAGAGACAGTATTCGACATAGAGACAGATGGACTGTTAGATAAGCTGACTAAGATACATGTGTTGTCGTATCAAACAGCCGCTATGGATGAGCCAAGGTCTATCTTTGACTACGATGAAATGAGAGACTTCTTCTTGGAGTACAGTATGGATCATACGTTAGCCTTAGCTGGACATAACATTGTGAGGTTCGACATCCCCGCAGTGGAAAAGGTGCTAGGTATAAAGGTCAATGCCAAGCTAGTAGATACACTGGGGTTAAGTTGGTACTTGCATCACCACAGAGCAAAGCATGGTCTTGCATTGTACGGAGAAGAGTATGGTGTACCTAAGCCCAAGGTAGATGATTGGGAAGGACTTTCTAAAGAAGAATATGCCCATCGCTGTGAAGAAGACGTTAAGATTAATGTGCGCCTATGGCGTGACCTAAAGCGGAAATTGGAGAAGCTATATGATGAACAGTGAAGCGTGGAGACTTGTAGACTACATCACATTCAAGTTAGATTGTGCTAGGGAGCAGGAGGCCCTACGGTGGAAATTAGATGTGCCTAAAGCTGAAGATTACCTAAAGAAGTGGGAGGCTCTTAAGTCTTCTAAGGTAGAGCAATTAGCTGATGCCATGCCTGAGAAGGTTACTAAGAAGATGGTACAGGCACCAGCAGAAGATAAGTACTATAAGAAAAATGGGGAGATTTCTGTAGCTGGCGAAAAGTGGGTTACCCTTTGTAAACAGTATAGACAACCTCTGACCGCTAAAAGTTTTATGATAGACCTAAGAGAAAGGGCTAACCCTAACTCCCCAGACCAAGTTAAGGCATGGCTTAATAAGGAGGGTTGGATGCCTCGCACCTTTAAGTTTACAAGGGATAGTGAGGGCAATGAGAAAAGTGTTGCACAAGTCAGGAAAGATGGTTTGTTATGCCCATCTGTCTTAGAGTTAGCTGAGAAGTGTGAAAGCATACGCATCCTTGATGGTCTCTCTGTTTTGTCGCACAGGATAGGTATCTTAAAAGCTATGTTACAGAATCAAGAGGGCGGGTATGTAAAGGCTACTGTAGCTGGACTCACAAATACTCTCCGCTTTAAACATGCTAAACCTTTGGTTAACCTCCCCTCAGTGGAAAAGCCCTATGGTGCTGAGATACGAGGATGCCTGATTGCCCCAGAAGGTTATGTGTTGTGTGGTGCGGATATGACTAGCCTAGAGGATACAACCAAGCGACACTACATGCAGCCTTTAGACCCTGAGTATGTAGCAGAAATGTCAAAACCAGGATTTGACCCACACCTTGACTTAGCTAAACATGCTGGTGTCATTAGCCAAGAGGATATAGACAAGCACAACACAGGTGAAGTTAGCCTTAAGGCATTGCGTAAGAACTACAAGGTAGTCAACTACAGTGCCACGTATGGTGTCAAAGAGGCTACTCTGTCTCGTACTACAGGTATGAAGAAGTCAGAAGCTAAGAAACTACTAGCTGCCTTCTGGGATCGTAACTGGTCCGTAGAGGCCGTGGCAAAGGGTGTACGTGTACGAGAACCACAGGGGCTAGGGGGTATGTGGCTAAAGAACCCTGTCAGTGGTTTCTGGTATAGCCTACGCAGTGAGAAGGACCGCTTTAGTACACTCAATCAGGGTACAGGTGTATACTGCTTTGACACTTGGGTTAAACATTGTCGTAAGGATGGTGTCAAAACGATAGGACAGTTTCACGATGAAATTATCACTTTGGTAAAAGAGGGAAAGGAGACACAAGAAAAGATTAGTATGGAAGATAGTATAGAGCGGTTAAACGATGAGTTGCAACTAAATGTACCATTGGGAACAGATGTGCAATTTGGCAACAGCTACGCGGATATTCACTAACCTGTGAAAAAAAAGTTGGCACTTAGGTTTACAAAACTGGATTTAGGTGCCTAATATAAGATACACCCTTAATGAAAGGACTCGGCAAATGGCTAACATTACTTATGAAATGGATATGGTTTTAGAGTATGCCAAGGTGTTCAAAGAGAACGCTGACTATGGGAATCCAGAATCTCCCATGAAGTTTATCCGTGACTTAAATAAGAACGGCGGTAAGACTTGTGTTAATGCTTACTTTACCTCTGATAAGCAAATACAGAAACTGCTAGATGAAGGTTTTGACAGGATGGTTACTAACCCTCAAACTGGGCAAAAAGTTGACCGTATTAAAGATGGAAAAGAAGAGTTTGGTATCGGTAAATATCTACACCTACAGCGTAGGATTACAGACGTTAAAGAGTACGTGGACAAGAAGACTAAAAAACTTAAGACCTTTGAGGCTGGAGGGATGCCCTTAATTGTTGACTTAAGGGGTGGTCGTGAAAATCGAAGATTCTGGGATTTTGAGGAAGATGGTGAACTTGGTAATGGTACTGAGGCTAAGGTTAGTTTTGAAATCTATAACAAGACTACAGTTAGGCTTAAGAACATTGGTGTAACTAAACTTTCAGTCTGGGAGCAACAAACTCCTGAAGCTGAAGAAATCCCCTTTTAAGGTTTAATCAAATGGCTAAATTAACGGTAACATACGAACACACAGAAGAAGAGGATGGCTACAATAGCAAGACTACTATAGAGAGGTTTAATGTTGACAGTCTTGAAGATATGGCCTTTCACTTCTATGAAGTTGTGGTAGCTAGTGGTTTTGTAGCTGAATCTGTAGCTGTAGAGAAATCTGACGGCAAGATGGTCTGGTCAACATGGTAGTAGGCAAGGTTCTCATAGATGGTGACATAGTAGCTTATCGTGCCTCTATAAGTGCTGAGAAAGACTTTGCAAATGTTGCAATAGAAAAGGCTGATGCTCTTATGGAAGAGATTATCTCTGAGACTTGTCCCTTCTCAGACCCAGATAGCTACGAAGTTTATCTAACGGGTAAAACTAACTTTAGGAACGACATAGCTAAAACTGCTGTTTACAAGGGTAATAGGAAGGATAAAATAAAACCCAGACATCTACAAATAGTTAGGGACTACTTATCCATGAGTTATGATGCTACTATAAGTGCGGGGGAAGAAGCTGATGACCTCATATCTAAGGCTGTTACTAGACTTGGTCCAGAGACTATAGTCGCATCTATAGATAAGGATATGTTGCAACTAGCTTGTCATCATTATAACTTTGTAAAGAAGGATTGGTCACAAGTGGGTGAGTGGGAGGGCCTAAAGTTTTTCTATTCTCAGATACTTAGCGGTGATGTAGCCGACAACATAAAAGGGATCAAAGGTGTTGGCCCTGTTAAAGCTGGTAAGTTACTTAAGGATTGTACGACAGAAGAAGAACTGTGGTACGCTTGCTTAGAGGCTTATGATGGTGACTATGACCGTGTAGTAGAAAATGCTAGACTACTATGGCTAAGGAGAAGGGAGGAAGAGTTATGGGAGCCTCCAACAGCGAGAGACGGAGACACGCAATAAAGAATGGATACCGCTCTGGCTTGGAAGAGGATATATCTAAAGACTTGACTGAACGGGGTGTAGACTTTGAGTATGAGAAGCTAAAGGTAAGATGGCAACTCTTAGAATATAAGACCTACACCCCTGACTTTAAGTTACCTAACGGTATTATCATTGAGAGTAAGGGCAGGTTCGTTGCAGCGGATCGTAAGAAACATCTTAAGATTAAGGATCAACACCCGTTCCTAGATATTAGGTTTGTCTTCTCTAACTCTAGGGCTAAGTTAAACAAAGGTGCAAAGAGTACTTATGGGGATTGGTGTGACAAGCACGGTTTCTTATATGCAGATAAAAGGATACCCGACGAATGGTTGTTGAAAACGTAGCTACCTTTAAGGTACACAAAGTAAAGGATGGTCCCTACCAAGACGAAGAGGATGGTATGTGGTGGTTGTTATGCTGGGTAGAAGATTGTGATCCAGAAGATCCAGAGGATGCTATGTTTGATGAGGAAGTTCCCTTCTCTACATTCACTAACGCATACAACTTCAAGAAACACTTTGAAAGTTCTATTGATCCTATCTTAATAGAATTTCGTACTGGAATGGCGGTGAAGTATGACGGGTAAAACAGCTATTGTCTTCTCTTGCGCCCATGTAGACCCATCAGTAGGAAATGAGAGGTTTGATTGGCTAGGGGAACTTATCTATGAGGTCAACCCACACTACATCATTGACTTAGGTGATGGTGCAGATATGCGTTCACTAAATAGCTTTGACACACGCTACCCACAAGCTATGTGCGCTCAGAGTTACGAAGAGGATATAGACCACTATAACGAAGCTATGGACCGCCTAAGACGTAAGCCCAGTACCCGTAAGTATAAGGTTCCACAATGGTTTGGGTTTGAGGGCAACCATGAACATCGTATCAAACGTGCTATAGCACATGACCCACGACTAGAAGGAGATAAGTACGGTATTTCATATAGCCACCTACAGACTGACCACTGGTTTGATGAATACCATGAGTACGAGAACTCTGCACCAGCTATAAGGGATTACGATGGAATATCATATGCTCACTTCTTCAGTTCTGGTAACTATGGTACTGCTATGTCAGGGCTACATCATGCTAACTCACTAATGGCTAATAGGAACCACAGCAGTACGTGTGGGCATAGTCACAAGCGAGACCTTAAGTTTAGGGATGGAGCACACCCTAACGGTATCATGGGCCTTGTAGTGGGCTGTTATAAGGGTGCAGCAGAGTCTTGGGCTGGGCAAGCTAACAACGATTGGTGGAAGGGTGTTGTCATTAAGAGGAATATTTCTGGTGGCATGTACGAGCCTGAGTTTATCTCACTTCAACGATTAAAGGAGTTATACGGTAATGGGGAAGCGTTCTGACTTCAAGAGAGTACCAAGGGACTACTATCCTACTCCAATACAGGCTGTAGAGCCTCTGATAACTCACCTGCCATACTCCTTTGACTACTTGGAGCCATGTGCAGGTGATGGTAGACTTATATCGCACATAAGTCAGTTAACCAGTGGACTAGGGGAATGTATAGGTGCCTACGACATAGAACCAAGGCATGACTATGTACAGAAGATGGATGCGCTAACTATAGAAAGTGTCTCAGGTAGTTTTAGCAAGGACTTCTTTGCTATTACTAACCCACCTTGGGACAGGAAGATACTACACCCGTTGATAGACAACTTCTTAGGCATATGTCCTACTTGGTTGTTGTTTGATGCGGATTGGATGCACACTAAGCAGTCAGCTGCCTTTATGACCTACTGTAAGACGGTGGTGAGTGTAGGAAGAGTTAAGTGGATTGAGGGAAGTAAGAGCCAAGGTAAGGATAATTGTGCTTGGTATCTCTTCGACTTTAGTAATGAAGAACAGACGCAGTTTTATGGGAGAATGATACAATGATTATGAGTAACAAAAGTATGGAAGCGTTCCGGGAATATAGTGATTGGGTGGAAGATAAGATCATTACTGAGGGTAAAGACCGACTAATGGAAAATGCTCTGGGTCTTATGGGTGAGGCTGGGGAAGTAGCCGAGAAGATTAAGAAGAGTATGAGGGACAAGACTGAGATTACCCCTAACGACATTGTAAAGGAACTAGGTGACGTTGTGTTCTATGCTACAGCCTTATCTAACTATTACAATGCTAACTTAGGTGTGACTATTTTAGAGAACCTAAACAAGTTAGATAGCCGTGAAGCTAGAGGTACTATTAAAGGAAGCGGAGACAATCGATGAGTTGTGTAAAAGAAAATACAAAATATATAGTCTTTATAATGTTTATGCTTACAGTACCTATTGCTAATTACTTAATTGGTAACTTTGGTTCTGTCTGCCTAGAAAATGGTCCTTGCTTAATACCAGTAGGGTTTGGTTTAATGGCTCCATCTGGGGTTCTGTTGATTGGCGTGGCTTTAGTACTAAGGGATTGGTTGCAAGAACTAACAAACTGGAAGTGGTCTGCATTAGCGATTGCTTGTGGTGCTATTCTGTCTTGGTTAGTTTCAGATCCATTTATTGCTTTTGCTAGTGCTGTTGCTTTCTTATCAGCAGAGTTCTTTGACTTGGCTATTTATACCCCCCTAAGAAAGAAGGGTAAGCATATCGCAGTAGCAGCTTCTGGTTTTGTTGGTTCTATTGTAGATAGTAGCTTGTTTGTTTACCTAGCCTTTGGGTCTTTAGACCTATCTGCTGGAAATGTACTAGGAAAAATGTATGCAACTATACTTGTGGCAGGATTGCTTTGGTTTAGACACCATTACAAAATTGTTAAGCGGGGTTCTTAAGAATGTTACACTATCATGGTACTCCTATAACTCCTAAAGCCTCTATAGAAGCTATGAAGGGAAAACATATGTGTATTTCCTTTTCAGACCCAAGAGATGCTGAGTGGTCTATTAAAAATGCACAAAGCATTATGTGGGACAATGGGGCTTTCTCTTCCTATACTAAGGGTAAACCATTTAAGAAAGATCAGTTTATATCTTGGTTAGACGATAAACTCTACGCTGCTAATTGGGCTGTAATACCAGATGTAATAGATGGTTCTGTTGACGATCAAAGGGGGATGGCAGCAGATTGGCCCTATCCCAAACACTTATCAGCTATGGTTTGGCACATGGGATTGCCTTTAGATTGGCTAAGAGAGATAATAGACAACTACCCCAAGTTTTGCTTTGGTTCGTCTGGGAAATACTGGAAAGTGGGAGGGCCAGATTGGTGTAGAAGGGCAGATGAGGCTTGGGATATTATAGAGAAGTCTAACGCTAGACCTTGGGTTCACATGATGAGAGGCTTAAAACTATCTAAGGGAAGGTGGCCCTTTGCATCAGCCGATAGCACTAATGTAGCAAGGCACTTTAAAGAGAGGGAAGATAGATGTCCAAAACAGATGTCCGATAGGATAGACGCTGTTCAACCACCTATCAGATTTGAAATTAAACAGAGAGAGTTAAATATATGAAAAGTAACTACCTGCCCACAGACTATCAGACCTTTATTGCTACTAGCCGCTATGCACGTTGGCTTGAAGGCGAAGGACGCCGTGAAACATGGGGTGAGACTGTAGAGCGTTACTTGCAGAACATAGCTAAGACATGGCTCAAGCCTGTTGACTTAGATGAAATGCGTGACGCTATCCTTAGTCTTGAAGTAATGCCATCTATGCGTTCACTTATGACTGCTGGTAAAAGTTCAGCCCGTGACAACACTTGTATGTATAACTGTTCATACTTACCCGTAGATGATCCTAAGTCCTTCGATGAGGCTATGTTCATCTTGCTCTGTGGTACTGGTGTCGGGTTCAGTGTTGAGCGTCAATTC